GCCGGAGACGCCGGTGGAAGTGGTGGTGGGCTGGGCATAGACCGCCAGCGAATATGTTGACAAGAAATCTGAAGGGCATGACAGATATTTGTTGCCTGCTGTCAAAGTGCCCGTCATGTTCTTGCGCAAGTTCGCAATCTGAACGGTGTTGTAGATGCGCAGCTCGCGCACGTACGGCCAAGATTTACTAAGCCATGGCCACCTCCGGCGTCTCCAACTTCAACCCGGACTTCGACGAGATCATCCTCGAAGCGTATGAGCGTTGCGGCCTCCAGGTTCGGGATGGCTACGAGGCCAAGACGGCGCGCCGGTCATTGAACTTGATGTTGGCAGAGTGGGCCAACCGTGGTCTGAACCTGTGGACCATTGAGCAACGCGAAGTGACGCTCACGGCCAACGTGCACGAATACACGTTGCCTGCCGATACGGTGGACGCCTTGTCGGCAGTGATCCGCACCAACGCGGGCACTTCCAACCAGCAGGACATCACGATCGACCGGATTGGCAGCGCCGAGTACTTGCACGTGCCCAACAAGTACACCCCGTCGCGCCCTGCGCAGTTCTATGTTCAGCGCACGGTCCCCGCCAAGCTGTTCTTGTATCCTGCGCCAGACGCGACCCAGACCTACATTTTCCGGTACTACGGTATCCGCCGCATCGAAGAGACTGGCGCGTTTACCAACACGGCAGACATTTCCTTCCGGTTCCTGCCTTGCTTGATCTCTGGCCTGGCATATTACCTGGCCATCAAGAAGGCCCCGGATCGCATTCCGATGCTCAAGCAGTTTTATGAGGAAGAGTTCGCGCGCGCAGCAGCAGAGGACCGTGAGCGGTCCAGCTACTTTGCCGTGCCCACCTACATGGGGAACTACTGATGGCTGGGTACGCCGCAGGCAAGTATGCAATTGCGCTGTGCGACCAATGTGGCCAGCGTTTTAAGCTCAACGTCCTCAAAAAAGAGTGGACAGGCTTCAAGGTCTGTGACGAGTGCTACGAGCCCAAGCATCCTCAGTTGGAGCCCAAGCGTACGATCAACGAGCCTCAGGCACTGCTGGAGCCACGCCCTGAGGCCCGCATGGGCGTCACCGTGTATGTGGGCTTCACAGTGGACACTTCTTTTGCTAGTATCGGTATGCAACCGATGCCTCCTGCACGGCACCTGACTGCTGGAGCCATGCTTGGAACGGTCACAACGAGCATCACATGAACTACACTGAACTGAGCGCCGCCATCGAGGCGTATACCAACAACACCGACACCGACTTCATTGCCGAGATACCGGTGTTTGTGCGCCAGGCAGAGCAGCGCATTTACAACTCTGTCCAGATTGCCAACCTGCGCAAGAACATGACGGGGGTTCTACAGGCCGGGAACAAATACGTTTCATGCCCTGACGATTTCCTCTCGGCTTACTCTTTGGCCATCTATGCCGCTCCTGCGCCAACTGCGACAGGAACCACGGGACAGTTCACCATAGTTGTCTCAAGCGCCAGCGACATCTCGGTTGGGATGTATGTTTCCGGAACCAACATCGCCACGGGCGCTATGGTGACCTTGATTGCGGGCACTACGATTACGTTGTCGGTGGCCAACACAGGTACGGTCTCAGGCACGGTGCAGTTCCAAGGCGACTATATCTACTTGCTCAACCGTGATGTCAACTACCTCCGGGAAGCGTACCCCAATCCTTTGCAGCGTGCCACGCCAAAGTACTATGCCATCTTTGGCCCGAGCACAACCAACGTCAACGAGTTGACGTTTATTGTTGGACCTACTCCAGATGTCAATTACAAAGCTGAGCTCCATTTTTACTACTATCCTGAGTCGATTGTTACGGCAAGCACCTCGTGGCTTGGCGACAATTTTGATAGCGTCCTTTTGTACGGCTCTCTTGTTGAGGCATACACCTGGATGAAAGGTGAGCAGGACATGATGGCTGTTTATGACGGCAAGTACAAAGAGGCGTTGGGCCTGCTGAAGAACCTGGGCGATGGCAAGCAACGCGGCGATGCGTACCAAGATGGCCAAGTCAAAATCCCTGTGAGGTAACGCATGATCACTGCCGGATTGACCAACAGTTTCAAAGAAGAGCTCCTGCTGGGGATACACGACTTCGACACAGACGTGATGAAGATCGCCTTGTACACGTCTGTTGCCGAGCTGGGGCCCACCACGTCGGCATACACCACCGACGGGGAGACCTCAGGGATTGGCTACACCGCCCCAGGACAGATTCTCACGGGGGTCGTGGTGACTCGCACGGGCGGGATTGCTTATGTGTCGTTTGACAACCCAACGTGGAATGCTGCTACTTTTACCACGCGCGGCGCGCTCATTTACAACTCATCCAAAAGCAACCGCTCTGTGGGTGTGCTGAATTTTGGTTTGGATCAAACGATGCTCAGCCAGCAGTTCCAAATACAATTTCCTCCGGATAACGCGGATAACGCGCTTATCCGAATTAGCTAAACAAAGGACAGCTATGGCTCTGGTCAACACCACCAAAGGCGAAATGGACGATTCTCTTCTTGAGAAAAAAGAAGGTTCCGTTGATAATGACAACGAGTACACGACCTGGGTCGAGTACTGGCTAGATGGCGAACTTGTGCACCGCTCTGCCCATGTTCAATTGAAAAAAAATATTGTGGCGGATGGTATTGCCGCTATGCTCGGCTAACACGGAGACCTAAATGGCTAACTCTCAGGCAATGACCACATCGTTCAAAGCTGAAATCCTGCAGGCTTTTCACAACTTTGGCACCACTGTAACTCGCGCTGGAACGGGCGCGGACACCTTTAAGGGCGCACTGTATTACTCAACAGGCTCTTTGGGCGCAGGCACAACCGCTTACTCCACAACCGATGAGGTAGTTGGTACAAACTATTCCGCTGGCGGCGTGACGGTCACCAACGCAACGGCCCCAACCACAAGTGGCACTACGGCATACTGGACACCCTCTGCCAGCTTGGTTTACACCAACGTGACGATTACCACCCCGTTTGACTCGGTGTTGATTTATAACAGCACTCAATCGGGCCGCGCTGTCAGCGTCCACACTTTTGGTTCGCAGTCTGTGACCGCCGGTACGTTCACATTGACAATGCCCACCAACGCTGCTGGCACTGCTCTGTTGAACCTTGCATAAGGCGCAGTCATGGCGCTCGTACTTGCGGATCGCGTCCAAGAAACCACGGTAACGACCGGTACTGGCACGATCACGCTTGCCGGTGCGGTCACCGGGTTTCAGACCTTTGCTGTAGTTGGTAACGGAAACACCACCTACTACACGCTTACCAGTGGAAGCAATTGGGAGTCGGGTATTGGTACATACTCGACTTCAGGGCCAACCCTCGCCAGAACAACTATCCTCGCATCATCCAATGCAGGCAGTGCTATTACGCTTTCCGGAGTGTCTAACGTATTTCTGACGGGGCCATCTTCCCGCTCGGTGCTGCGGGATGGATCGAATATCCTGACGTTGGACGCAGGCACGACCACAGTGCCTCCTTTGGACTTTCAAGCTGGCACAAACCTGACAACACCTTTGGCTGGAGCGGTGGAGTACGACGGCAAGGTTTTGTACGCAACTCCGCAGGGGGAGCAACGGGGAGTTATTCCCGGAATGCAGTATTACAGATTGAATGCCCCGAGGGCAGGCAGCAACGCAACTGGTGCGCAGTCCTTCTTAGGCGTGGGCGTAACTCTCAGCAGCAATACGGTTTACGCTTTTGACGCGTATTACCCAATGTCCAAATCCGCGGGCACAACTTCGCACAACATTAGCTCTCTGTTTGGTGGAACCGCAACCATCAATAACATAGGCTATTCTGTAGCAACATCAAGCTCGTCTTCATCTGCGTTTACTACCGCGATGGGCTTGGGCATATATTACTTCCAAGTAGCAACAGCTTCTGCATTTACAGGGACGGGCTTGGCAACGAACCCTGCAATCGCACACGCACAAATGTCCGGTACGGTGTCAGTAAACGTAGGCGGCACCTTCATCCCGCAATACCAATTAAGTGCTGCCCCCGGCGGTGCATGGACGGTTGCATTGGGCGGTTACTTTCGCATCTACCCCATCGGGGCCGCAGGGGCTAACACTTCCGTCGGAACATGGGCGTAAACCATGTTTGGAATATCAGCATTTGCTGAAGCCCCATACGGAGCACTGCCGGGAATAACCGCATCCGGCGCAGGCGTAACAGCCGTAGGCGCAGCGGGCACCGCATTTGCGGTAATAACCACCGCCAGCACAGGCGTAACAACTACAAGCTCAACAGGCACTACTCTCCCGGAAATAGCTTTTGATGGTACAGGCGTAGCGGCCACAGGCACATCAGGAGCTGTTGTCAGCCAGCAGACCAGCCCTCTTTCCGGGGTATCTACTGGAAGTGGTTGGGGGATTAGTGCTTGGGGCGAAGGTTCGTGGGGCGGGGCGGACAGCCCTGTGGGCAGCGTCTCACCGGGCGTGGTCATTGAGCTTTCCGGCGTAACGGCTGTTTGCACGGTTGGACAAATAAGCGCCCCCTTGGGCGGGTTGGTAGCGACAGGGTCAGTTGGCAACATAACTTACGGCGGCCTGGAGGTGGCAGTTTCCGGCGTAACCGCAACGGGCTCGGCTGGCTCGGTTGCAAATGGTGGCGTCCAGTTTTTGCTTTCCGCCGTTACCAGCGCAGGAAGCGCTGGAACAGTAACAACCGCGTTGTCATTTGGCTTGACTGGAGTAGCTGCAACAGGGTC